TTACTTCTTCGCCTCTGCAACCACTTTACTACCCACGCCGCGGTTATTGTATTCCCACATGCGGTTGTAGTTAGTGTCATTCAGATTGCGCTGTATTTCGTCGTTATCATCTACGCTGCCGGTATTACCCGCAAACGGACGATTAGAGATCACCGCATCGGCCCACGGTTTAGCCGTGTTAAAACCTTCGTTGATGGCGCTATCACGGATCACCACCTGACCGTTGGTATTGGCATCAACATCCAGCGAGCGGCCCAGTTGCGCCACACCATCACCGAAAGCATTGAAACGGCTGTTTACGGCGAGGAAACCGTAGTAAATGTTGGACAGCGTAGCCGGTGCAAACACATACGCTTCTTGCTGAGTACGTGAGTTCACCACGCGGAATTCGGTGTTATCGAACACCACTGCGCCGCGACCAGAAACGATATCCACATCCCCTTCAATGTAGCTGTTGGTCACCAGCGTACGCGGCTGACGATTCGTTTCCAGACGGTTCTGCACACCGCTGTTGGTGACAAAGAAGGTGTTCTGACGACCGAGAATGTTAACGTTGTTAATCTGTACCTGGTCACCATCAGTACGCAGTGCCACCGCCGGATGGTTACCTGCATCTACGCTATCGCCCAGCGTGTTTTCGATGGTCAGATTTTGCAGTTGCAGGCCATTGTTTTGTGACCAGAAGACCGCAGAGCAGAGAACACCGATACTGTCGCTACGTTTGCTCTGGCAGCTATCGTACATATACCACGCTGGTTTACCTGGCATATATTTGCCGCGCGGGTTGACGTCGTGACGCCAGTCGGCAGGGCTCATGCCACCATCAAGGGAAAGCCCAATCTTCACATCAATCGGTTTTTCACCTGTACCGTACAGAGTAATTCCACCCGGAGCGGCAGGGACATATACCGTTCCCTGATACTCACCAGGCATCACGGCAATATACTGGCGCTTGTTGGTACGCTTGATAATTGCCGCATCTACCGCCGCCTGAATCGTGGTATGCGTTACACCTTGAGTGCCCGCCGGGCCGACAACAAATTCAGGTTGCGCAGGCAGGGTAATCGGGGAAGGATTCCACGCTGCAGCACCTGGTGTCAGGGATGCAAAATAGTGTTGAGCATCGAAATTCTGCGCTTCTTTTGCCGACAGAATCGGGCGAGAAGAGGTACCAGGCGCGGTTTGATCAGAAGGACGTTGATCGGGCGGGGTTGAGCTACAGGCGGTCAGCGTCACGCCAAAAGCCAATGCCAGCGCCAGACGGGAAACTGAAAATGTGTTCACAGGTTGCTCCGGGCTATGAAATAGAAAAATGAATCCGTTGAAGCCTGCTTTTTTATACTAAGTTGTCATTATAAAAAAGCATTGCTTATCAATTTGTTGCAACGAACAGGTCACTATCAGTCAAAATAAAATCATTATTTGATTTCAATTTTGTCCCACTCCCTGCCTCTGTCATCACGATACTGTGATGCCATGGTGTCCGACTTATGCCCGAGAAGATGTTGAGCAAACTTATCGCTTATCTGCTTCTCATAGAGTCTTGCAGACAAACTGCGCAACTCGTGAAAGGTAGGCGGATCCCCTTCGAAGGAAAGACCTGATGCTTTTCGTGCGCGCATAAAATACCTTGATACTGTGCCGGATGAAAGCGGTTCACGACGAGTAGATGCAATTATGGTTTCTCCGCCAAGAATCTCTTTGCATTTATCAAGTGTTTCCTTCATTGATATCCCGAGAGCATCAACATGCAATGTTGTAGGGATGGCAATTTTTACGCCTGTTTTGCTTTGCTCGACATAAAGATATCCATCTACGATATCAGACCATTTCATTTCGCATAAATCCCCAACTCGCTGCCCGGTAACAACAGCCAGTTCCATTGCAAGTCTGAGCCAACATGGTGATGATTCTGCTGCTTGATAAATTTTCAGGTATTCGTCAGCCGTAAGTCTTGATCTCCTTACCTCTGATTTTGCTGCGCGAGTGGCAGCGACCGGGTTTGTTGTTATATGGCCTTCAGCTATTGCCTCTCGGAATGCATCGCTCAGTGTTGATCTGATTAACTTGGCTGACGCCGCTTTGCCCTCGTCTATGTATCCATTGAGCATTGCCGCAATTTCTTTTGTGGTGATGTTTTCAAGTGGAGCATCAGGCAGACCCCTCCTTATTGCTTTAATTTTGCTCATGTAATTTATGAGTGTCTTCTGCTTGATTCCTCTGCTGGCGAGGATTTTTTCGTAGCGATCAAGCCATGAATGTAACGTAACAGAATTATCACTGTTGATTCTTGCTGTCAGAGGCTTGTGTTTGTGTCCTGAAAATAACTCAATGTTTGCCTGTATTGCTTCAGTAATTGCTATCCTCCTGTCTCTGCCTAATCCGAACTCTTTACCCGTCCTTGGGTCCCTGTAGCAGTAATATCCATTGTTTCTTATATAAAGGTTAGGGGGTAAATCCCGGCGCTCATGATTTCGCCTTCTTCCCATTTCTGATCCTCTTCAAAAGGCTACCTGTTACTGGTCGATTTAAGTCAACCTTTACCGCTGATTCGTGGAACAGATACTCTCTTCCATCCTTAACCGGAGGTGGGAATATCCTGCATTCCCGAACCCATCGACGAACTGTTTCAAGGCTTCTTGGGCGTCGCTGGCGAGCGTTCCACTCCTGAAGTGTCAAGTACATCGCAAAGTCTCCGCAATTACACGCAAGAAAAAACCGCCATCAGGCGGTTTGGTGTTCTTTCAGTTCTTCAATTCGAATATTGGTTACGTCTGCATGTGCTATCTGCGCCCATATCATCCAGTGGTCATAGCAGTCGTTGAAGTCCTCTGCTTCGATAACCCTGTTGAATGGTTCTCCATTCCATTCACCTGTGACTCGGAAGTGCATTTATCATCTCCATAAAGCAAAACTCGCCGTAGCGAGTTCAGATAAAAGAAATCCCCGCGAGTGCGAGGATTGTTATTGTCTTTTCTTCGTGCATTTGTCGCACTTTCGGCACCATCCAGATAGGCACATCCGTCCGCAATTAACACATATAGGCCACATCATTTTTCCTCTTTTGGTTTATGAATCTGAATGGTCATGCCGCTTTGAGTGGTGACTACAATGACAGAACCAGGCTGAAGACTGTTAAGATTGAATGCTTCGTAAAACGAATCCAAGGCCAGCGTTTTTTTATTCTTTCGGTTCCACCAACGCCATCCCTTGCTACAGGCTACACTGACAATCCACTGCCCACTCCTGTAAGCCATATAAAACCAGATGAGCAAAACCTGAAGGAATGCTATCCAGTCAATAATCGTATATTTCGCGAAGGAGTCCATCACTTCACCTCCTGCTGCGGTGCTGCTGGCATTTCACGCCAGTGCGTAACTGAGTGCGGATCCGGATATTCGGTGCCATCATCCCAGCGATTGCCATTCCACATTGCAGACCACATCTCACCGTCTTCATACATGACCATTACCGGAATTAACTTATCCGGCATTCGCTCACTACAGCTTATCCAAGCATCCGGAGTTACCGGAGAATTGCCACCCTGAACAGTAGGCATATCCGGACCTTTGCGAATCGCCCTGGCAAGATCGATTGGGTCGTCGTACAACCAGTCACCTGTTTGCGGATGATTGGCTTCTGCCAATTGTGCAGCCCACTCCAGGCCGTCTTTGTGTCCTTGCAGATAGTCCAGCGGCAACTCATCACGATTACTTACGGGTTCGATTTGTTCGGAATTACCGGACAACTGCATGGTACCTTCATTGGTGAGGGTACCATCTGCACCCTGAAGCATGGCGGCGCGGCAGGCATACTCAACGCCCTTAACTGCATCTGCGCAGTAGTTATAGCGATTGCATTCCACTAATTTCCGTTTGAGTTTTTCAATTGCCTGCGCGACATCAGCCTGTATTACAGGAACTGGCGGAACGGCTGTTTGCTCTCGAACGTCATTAGTCGCTATCGGTTCTGCTGCCAACTGACTGGCATATTTGTTAATGGTAACGATAAGCTCTTGCTCAGCCTCATCCAGACAATCACCGATACCTCGCCTGTCACCGTCAAAATCATCGAAATCGGCACGAATCTTGGCAACCTTCAGGATTGCGGACAACACCTCACTAGGAATTACCGGATAGTTGGTTGACGTTTCCGCGATTTCCCGAAAATTATTGGTTGACGAATTCTTGTTTTCCCGAAAGTTTCCGGACTGAAGCATGGCGGCGCGGCAGGCGTTCCAGCCTCTCACCTCTGCAATAGCGGCAACAGCATCAACCGTGTACATGCTAAGAGGATTAGGCATTGGTTTTTCTTCCGGTACTACTGGAACGGGGGGAGCGGCGTAGACCTCAATAATTCCATTATCAATAGGCCATTCTCCATCCTTGAGGTAGTCACTTGTGCCGTCAACTTGCTGTTCTGCAATGTGGAATGCACCTATTGGTTTTGCTTCGAGCGATGCCAGCGCAATCCGTGCCAGTTCCATTTGTTCACCACGGGTAAGCCCGTTTTCAAGCGGATTTTTAATGAACAATTCAATACGTTCTTTGGTAATAGTGCTCATGGGTTAGTCCTCACCTTTCTGTTGCACTACCGGAACCGATAAATCGACGCACCAGGAGATAACGCCGAATTGATCATCGTTCTGCGCTTCACCCCAAACGTAATATTTTGATCCTGGCCGACCCATTGCCGGGTCAAATACTTCTATGCCGCGTTCTGCCGTTAACGACATCAGAATCTGATGCAGGCCGCCTTTGATGTTCAGTGACGGAACGGTCAGGAAGTAAATAAACCCGTAAAGCAATTCGGCCTTGCGCTGGCTTCCGTAAAAATACGGGATTTTGTAATAATCCAGCGCGTCGTCGAGCCAGTCTGTTTTGTCGTGGAATTTCTGATGCCAGCGTTCCACTACCTCATCGACAGGTTGACCGGCAACCATTGCAACGCAGGTAGCCATGCAGGTGTTAAATGTTGGCTGCATTTGATGTTGAAGCATCACTCCCCCTTACCGATGCCAGCGGCGCTAAGCTTGGTATTCACATCACCTTCAAAAATAGGCAGTACACCAATTGCAGCGGCCCAGTTTTTAGCTAACTCAGGGTCAGATGTCTCGTCGGTGTAGTCTGATGCCCGCCACCCAATCAGTCGTTTCTGACCAGGAATGTCAGAGTTTCGCTTCTCCGTTGCTTGCTCTAGAGCATTAAGAAGTGTACGTATTTCATGCTGCTGAGTAGAGATGCTTGAGTCTTTGGCTTCCAGCTCATCAAGCAGCGCCAGCACATCCCGAGTGGGGACCATAAAGTTCGGCATGAAGTTATCTTTTGCCTTTTCTGCTGTTAGGCGCAGCGCCTGTTTGTCGATGTTTCTCATTGGGCGGCCTCCTGGCGGTCTATGCGTTCAATTTCAGCCAGAATAAGTGCGCCAGCTTTCACCAGGTCACGGCGTGGATTTGTCGGCTTCCACCATTCTGGTGTCCACGGCCAGCCAAATGGAATGCGGTTAAATGGATGGATGGCATTCAGTACGTAGCATGAGGATGCCCACAGTAACTGCGATTTGCTGTACTGGTCATCATGCTCAGGCGTCCATCCCTCAACTGATTGATGGCGTTGACGCTCTGCAATTACTGACTGAACGGCATTGGATAGCGATTTCACACCCTGCGCACGCACTTCAGCCAGGAAAGCATCGGTGGCTGGGGTTTCTGGAATGGCGTCTGGAATAACCTCTGAGTAGACGCGTTCCATTGCCGACTCCCATCCGTAGTAACAAGCCGAATAGCCGTCGCGCTGGTAGCCGTGGTCTTCAACTCCACATCCCATGCCCTGGTCATGGTATTCAGGCTGATTGTCGGGATTAATGCAGTATTCAATGACCGACTTCATCCCCGCATTCTCCGCTGCCAGCGCAGTGCACTTGGCCTCAAGGTTATCAATCGTGATTCCAGCAGAACGACACTCCCGCAACGCCGTTTCCAGTTTTGATTCAAGTTCACCGAACTTACGGACAAGGTATTCAGCGTTTGTTTCGTTAACCTTTAAATCTCGTGGGATGCATTTACCTTTCAGAAAACCATCCATCTCAATTAGTGACATTTGTTTCATTTTTTCCCACTCCGAAACATCGCATTCAGATATTTGTTTTGATTCACTGACGGAAAAGCATTTCTCTTAAGCAATTCCTCTCTCGATGGCATTGGCTTTACGCGCTGGCGAATAATCATTTCTGCCGGAAGAATGCCGGGATTGTATGCAAGTCCTCTCATGGTAAATTCCTCAGTCATTACTGATAGCGCCATAGCGTGAGCGGTAATTACGCAGGCGCGGGTCAATTTCAGGGAAGTGGGTATATGTGGCTTTGCGGAATGGTCGGATTGATGTCTGGTAAATTCGCTCGCGTTCTTCTTTCTCTGCAAGCCATATACAGTGACGAAATTCCTTTTCCTCTTTCGTTTCCTGCGGTAGCGACATTATCCGATCGTAGTTTTTTCTGAATTTATCCAGCACCTCCGATACGGAATTGCCGGAACAGCGGCGCGCGTCGTCCGCACCATACAGAGGCGCTGGCATGATTTTCTCCTGATTAAATTGCGTGAATAGCGTGACGAGGGAAGGGGAGAGTTACTGGTTCCTCGTCTGGGTAGATAGGTTTGTTATGTTTGTGCCACTCGACATGACATGACTTGCAGAGCCACATCACATCGGTTGGTTTGCTGTAGTCGCAGTGGTGCGCCTGTGGTTTACATTCTGATCCGCAGCACTCACATTGTGGTGGTCGGATTAGCTTACCGTCGCGCAAAAAATTACCCACAATGATGTGGGCTTTTCTTTTCCATGGGTTGCTCTGAATGAACCGCTTTTTGGCTGCGTTACACCGTTCTCTTCCGCGTTCCGATGATTGATATTCTCTCCTTGCTGATACTCGATGTGGCAATCCAGCGCGTTCTTTGTCGTATTCAGCCAGGCAAGCCCGGCAAGCGGCAGTTAATCCATCTCTGGATGCTCTTCTGATTTGAAAGTCCCTTTCTTCCTTCTGTTGATGGCATCTTGAGCAGACTTTCATATTCAGCTCCTAGAACGGAATATCCGAATCGTCGAAGTTCATAGGTGGTTCGCTGTGATTCCCATGCTGCTGAGATTGCTGTCTTTGTTGCTGGCCGTTATTTCGCTGAGGTGAAGACTGTTCATTGCCTCCTTGCTTGCCACCAAGCATTTGCATGGTTCCACCAACGCCCACGATGACTTCGGTAGTGAACCGATCCTGTCCGCTTTGATCCTGCCATTTTCTTGTCCGCAATTTGCCTTCAAGATAAACCTCAGAGCCTTTTCGCAGATATTCGCTGGCAATTTCTGCCAGTTTCCCGTTCATTACCACGCGGTGCCACTCCGTCTGCTCCTTTTGCTCTCCAGTTTGCTTATCACGCCATTGTTCTGACGTAGCAACTGTAAGGTTTGCAAATGCCGTTCCTGATGGTGAATATCTGATTTCTGGATCATGCCCAAGGCGACCAATAATGATCACCTTATTTACGCCTCTGCTTGCCATTTATGCCGCCTGTTTTAGCTCGTTAACTCTGATGTTCATTACCTGAACGCATTTAGCCTGCGCATCCTCATTGCCAGCCATTAATTGCCAGTCATGCTGATAACGCTCGATGAGTTTTTTCTTGTCAGTTTCTGTTGATGCATAATCGCTGAAGTCTTTCAGGATTTGTTCGCAGTCAACCGATGGAGATGTCTGGTTGGTATTTTCTGGTGATGGTTTGTTATCTGATGCTGGGATTGCCCATCCCGGCAGCGATGGAGGGAGCCAGTAAAATCCTGTTCCATCCTTCAGTTTTGCCCTGTGCCACCCCTGTTTTTTATCAAGAGATGTTTGTGCGAAACCTTCCTCAAGGTTATACAGATACCGACCGATTCCCCACTGTACGGCAGCGCGCTTCATTGCACCGGAACGACCACCTTTGACGGCTTCTACCTGCGTGTTTTCAGCAGCATCCCATTTGGTTACCCATTCGGAATCAATCCTGATTGATATGCCGCATTCAACGCCGCCGTTGTTAGGAATATCGCGGTATTCATTGCGCCATCCTGCTTTGCCACAAACATCGTCCAGGCGTTTCATGATTGCCCGGTTCGTGACATAAGCCAGCACCATAGCCCACACTTTGCCATCGCGTGTTTTACCGCTTTGCTGTATTCGCCATTCGATATCTTCAGGGCTGAATGGCTCATCGAATTTATTCAAATCCATAAATCACCTCAGAATGGACATGGCCCAAGAAAATAACGCTGATTTAATACTTCGACTCGGGACAAATTAAGGCATACCCGCATTCCTTCGCGGTCGCCATTATGTCGATACCAGAGAGCTTTTTGCGTGTACATGCGCCTCTGTAACTTGCTCTCCTTCACTGTGGTTGCAAGTGACATGAATATCTCCTTCGTTACCGATTAATTCTTTCATCTGACGAATGAATTCTTCGTCTGACCAGTTATCTGTAAAACTCATTTCCTGCGATACCACGGAAGGTTGATAGCTGATTTCATTGCTTTATTTGCTTCAAGCCACATTTTGGAATCACCAATAAATCTGGCTATTACTGCTTTGTTTTGTGCAGCACGAAGCATCTGGTGATTGATGGCTATTTCATTGCGCATAATAAGACCTCAACTCTTTTCCATCCGTCACGTAATTTACGGGTGATTCGTTCAAGTAAAGATTCATTTAGTTGGAAGGCACCCATGCGAGCGCCTCCCGCGATTGCGTAAATCATGGGTGGTTCCTTATGTTGGTTTTATTAGTAGGTTATTTTTGTTGCGAATACTTCGCCTTTTACGATGGCTGTTATGATATTTTTAGCAACATCTTCTGATGCGCCAACCTTGATAAGGTCAGCAAGTATTTTGTTATTTACTTCTTTCCGGTGAGCTTTATCCTTTGCTCTACGCTCTTCTTCTTCCTTGATTCTTTTTTCTTCTGCTATTCTGGCTTGCTCTTTTGCTTCAGCCTCGCGCCGGATTCGTTCAGCCTCCTCCTGTGCTTTTCTGCGTTCTGCTTCAATTGCTGCCTGCTTTTCTCTTTCAGCTCGTTCTGCTGCCTCTTTTGCTTCGCGCTGTGCTCGTTGCTCGGCTTCAATGCGTTCACGCTCTGCACGTTCCGCTGCGGCCTTAGCTTCTGCTTCTCGCCTTGCTGCTGCTTCAATTTCGGCTTTTGCCTTTGCTTCGGCTTCAGCTCTGGCTTTCTCTTCAGCTTCTCTTTTTAAGCGTTCTTCATGCTCTCGCTTTTCCTGCTCCGCTTTGAGTCTTGCCTCTTCTCTTTGGCGGTCAAATTCGCGATCCATCAAAATCGCTATTTCATGGTCAGACTCAATTTGCTTTGCGAGAGCTTCAGCTGCTGACTTAGCTTCTTCTTCGGCTTTAATCCGTGCCTGTTCCTCCTCATAATCAGTAAGAGGCTGGCGCGCCTTGGCTTTCAGTTCATCAAGGCGATCACGCACTGTCTTGCGGTTAGCATCAATTAGCTTTGGAATTTCCTTCAGTTCAGCAACAAGGTCTTTGCCAAGACCATCGAGATATGTTTTCGTCTGCGCAACTTTATACGCCAGAGAAGCGATCTCCTTTCTGCCCTTTGCCGTTGTGATATCAGGCACAAAGGACATAACTTCACGTTCAACCTTTTGGAGAATTTCTTCAATCTGGTCGGCAGACTGAAATACAGTCATTGCATTTGCTTTTTCAATAACAACTAAATCTGTTACTTCACTCATATATCCTCCATCAAAAAAAATTGCCCTCACACTGGAGGGCAAAGAAGATTTCCAATAATCAGAACAAGTCGGCTCCTGTTTAGTTACGAGCGACATTGCTCCGTGTATTCACTCGTTGGAATGAATACACGGTGCTTATTCATACTAATAAAACACCCAATTTTCTGTTTCTTTGTTGTGTCCAAAGTTATATTCAATATCTGGTGTTGATGTATCAATATTCTTCATCCCATCAACAAGAGTTGATACAACAGCCAAATCTTGTTTGATTCTCATCAAATGGTATTTCTTCCGGCGCAATAAACTTTCAATGGCAAGTTTCTTCGTCGGGAACGCAAAAGATCTTTCTGCATTTTTTGCTACTTTCTTAATTGCATATCTATTTCTCCTTTGTTTCCATTCCTGTAACCACTGATTTGGTGCTGGTTTAAAATTAACAATCCAATGCGCAGGAACCAACCATGCATAATGCTCTGTCTGATGAAAAGCTATATATTGAAGTGCGAATATTTTGATTCCATCTTCTTCAACTGTCGCTTGGAATCTCCAGAAAACAGGCATTCCATCATGTTCAGTTTCTGATTCAGGAAAAGGTACGCTCCATGATTTTGTCATATATTACTCATCTCCAATGGCTTTGCTGATTGCTGACAGTGCTTTCGATACTTCATCAGGATAATGGTCATCCCAGTTTTGCTTGTATGCCTTGTTTAGCATCGCTTGCAGAGCTTCGAGCAAATCAGGAGCTGCCTCCATCAATCTCACATCACCTCGATGGATGGTTGTATCGTCAAACGTGAAATAAACCCCATCATCGTTAAATCCAGCGCCAACAACATTCCATGGCCTTTTCATTCTTCCTACTGTCATTATTCACCTCTGTTGTTTATGCCAAAGCAAATTTAACCATCAACAAACTCTTCTGGTAATTTATCAACCAGTTGATGACTTATTATCAGCCATTTGCCATCCTTCGTTTCGTATGCATATTTCTGGTCTTTTATCATCATGTGTTCGGCTACTGCCCTAACTGCCTGATCGGTGACATCTTCTCTCTTTCCTACCCACATTCCTTTTTCAGTGTTTAATGTTCCTTGAAAAATACGACCACTTAATGGGCTTGCGCCCATAGTTTTTACTCTCATGTATCAGTCCTCAAATAAGTGGTTTGCTGCCAAAACAATGAACCATCCGGAAATTCCAGATAGTTCATAATTCACTCTTCAATACTTCCAGCTTACTAATCGCCGAAAGATATCCGCGCTGATAGGGCATCATCATTCCTTCGAGCTTGCCACTTCTTAACTCCTCCCTGAGCAATTGTATTGCTTGATCAATAACCTCTGCCTTAGCGTCCTTTATGGCTTGCTTTCGGGGCTTTGCTTTCTGCTTTGGCAGATTTCTCAAGCATGATGGAATGTATGTCTGATTCATCACTTACCTCGCCGTCAGTTGTTTTGATTTCCGGTAGCCTGCCGCGTAAATGGCTACGTTTGGAAGACATACACCAGTTTCTGGTTGCTTATGTCCAAACTCATTCGCGTACACAATGGCCGCTCGCTCCAGATTGCGTCTGTATTCTTTCTGTTGCCAGATCACGTCCTGTGCCATGAACTTAATTGGCTTAGCGTCTTCTATGCGCTCAGGCGTTTCGTGAGTACCTTTAGCCTGAATCTGCGCTCTGCTTAGAGTAGGGCGGTGTAATACTTCTGAACTTATTGCTTCTTCGCGGGCCAGTACGCCGTTAGCTAATGCCTTTGCCTTTAAACGCTCACGACGACGAGAACGTGAATTGCCTTTGAACTGAGTTCTGCGTGTCATATAGACCTCCTGATGAACTTTGGTGGTGTGGTGGCTGGTAGTCTAGCTCCAGCTTGTTGAGTCTCATTCGGAGGGGTATAACCGGCACCCCAGTGATTTTTCCATGCGACAACGTGCGCGTTATGGCGGCCTTATCGCCCGCGGCTCCCCATCTCGTCCACGCTATTGCTAGCGTTGGGAGCGCTTCACCGCTCAACAGTAGGTAAGCACTTGCCAGTGACTAGCTGGCTTCACCACACCCCAAAGTTCACTTTGGTTATTGCGCTTTGTCAGCGCCGTAGATTCATATTCGAATCGTTGTATATTCACCGCCCTGGTGAGTAATGCGTCCTGCTGATGGCTTAAAGATAACTTAGGTTATAGGTGTGGTCAATAACCTAATTTATATTTTATGGTAAATAAGTTATAAGTGATGGATAACAAAGGTATTTTATTTTTGTAAATGTTGCTGATTGATTGGTGTTTGAGGGCTTGCGTGCGGGGTGAAGGTGTTACCTTTGGCTTGATGCTTGTCTATGATGAGGATGGTTGATTGGGTGGTGAACGGCAGGAAAAGAAAACCCGGCGCTGAGGCCGGGTGTTTTTAGTCTTTTCTTTTGCTTAGCATTTCGTCGATTTCTAAGTCAATACGATATTGATCTATTGCTTTTCTCTCGTTTGGGGTTGGTATTTTATACTGTTCAATTAGATCTGTTGTGTATTTTATTTCATCTAATGTTATTTTTATATCAGAGAGAATCTCTTTTATATCAATTATATGCTCTTCTTCTTTTGCGCGATTAGAGCTATGTTCAATCATTTGAGATAGCTTTTTGCTAATGCTTAGCAAAACAAAAAGAATGATGACCAAAACAACAACAAAAACTATCAGAAATTCCATTATCCCTCCGCACTTCCGTAAGTCTTCTTCTGATTATCGGTTACCAACTATGAGACGACCAGAATACTCTGCCAATAATCCTTACGGTTTCATGAAATTCATCTCTATCCATTACTTCATCCGGGTACTCTTCGCGATTTATTGATCTGATTATCACCGATGTAGGGGTGGCGATTAATGTTTTTACTCGTAACAAATCAGACTGGCAAATAGCGTAGGTTTTACCATCTCTGATTGTGGTATCTTGCGTGTTAACACCAACAACATCGCCATCGTGAAGGGTTGGTTCCATGCTTTGCCCTACAACCCTAACTAGCTTGGCTGATCTTTCAGATACTCCCATCTTTTTCAGATAGTGCTTTCTGAAAACCAAAGAGAACTCCGATGATTCCTCTAGCTCGCAGCTACCGCTTCCAGCTGAAAGCGAAACGTTAAGAAGAGGCAACGCAACAAACTCGTCATCGTTTCTTTTAATGTCTTCCCATACCACAGCTTTTAAAGATGACTCACGGACATTGGATGGTTCTTCATGTGCACCATCCCTCATTTCACCAATACCAGAACTAAGCCATTCAGGACGCACTTTTAAAGCATTGGCTAATTCAACCATCTTGCGAGATCCGTTTGTTTTACCGGACGACATCTTCTGTATGGCTGGCTGAGATATTCCAACCATGTCAGCAAGCTGTGATTGTGATACCCCTGCTGAGCTCATGGCTGCATTTAGTCTTTCTGCGAATGTTTTCATACCCACAAATCTATAACTACGGTTATCCAAAGTAAAATAACAAAGGTTATTGCTATTTTTTATAACTTGAGTTATCTTTGGTTATAACTAATGACCACAAGAGGTATGCTCATGAATTTAGTAATTCAACGAGCCTTGAAAATTGTCGGTAGCCAAAAGCGCCTTGCCGACAAGTGTGGTGTAACGCAGCCAGCAGTACACAAATGGCTGAAAGGCGGGTTGGTCTCTCCAGAGAAAGTTACCGCCATCGTTAACGCCACTGGAGGGCAGATCAAGGCTTACGAAATTCGCCCCGATTTGCCACACCTGTTTCCAAAACCGAATCAGGCAGCATAAGTAACACCGCTCTTTTCACAATGGACATTCGTCCTACGTCGCTGACAAAGCGAGTCCCAATATATCTGACCAACTAAGGCCATATGCGTTTCCACGCATACCTTTCAGCTAAATATTCACTATTGGAAATATTAAGAAATGACACAAGCAAGTTACAGCAAGCCAACACAGCGAGAAATTGATCGCGCTGAAACTGATTTACTCATCAACCTGTCAACGCTTACCCAGCGCGGTCTGGCAAAGATGATTGGCTGTCATGAATCGAAGATAAGCAGAACGGACTGGAGATTTATTGCTTCGGTCTTGTGTGCTTTCGGAATGGCATCAGACATCAGTCCGATTAGCAGGGCTTTTAAGTATGCGCTTGATGAAATCACAAAGAAAAAATCCCCGGCCGCCACCGAGGATTTTAAGCAAATTGATATGCAATTCTGAGGTCATTACTGGATCAATCCACAGGAGTCATTATGACAAATACAGCAAAAATACTCAACTTCGGCAGAGGTAACTTTGCCGAACAGGAGCTAAGAGTGGCTGATATCGATGATGGTTACACCAGATTCGCTAACGAGCTGCTGGAAGCTATCGCAAGTGCCGATTTAACCGCTCGCCAGTTGAAAGTTATGCTGGCCTACGTCCGGAAAACATATGGCTTCAATAAGAAAACAGATCGAATAGCCGATGAGCAAATTGCTCAGTTAACAGGACTGTCAAGGCAGAATGTTAACAAGGCTAAAAAAGAACTGATTTCAATGAATTGCCTGTTTATGGATGGAAATCAAATCGGTGTAAACAGGGAGGTATCTGCGTGGCAATTCAGCAAGTGTCTCCAAGTTAGCAACTTTGTCTCGAAGTTAGAGACAAAAAATGTCTCCAAATTAGAGACACTCAATGTCTCGAAGTTAGAGACACACAAAAGACATTCTTTAAAGACAAAAGAAAATATTAATAAACCCCCTATATCCCCCAAAAAAATTTCTCAGAAGTTCGACCCGCTAGAAACAGAGTTGCCTGATTGGTTATCGGCAGAAACATGGTTGTCGTGGGTTACCTATCGCAAGGAGATAGGTAAGTCGATCAAGTCTAAGCAAAGCGTCACTCAGGCTATCAACGTTCTAAGCAGAAGTCTGGAGAAGGGATATACACCTGAAGAAATTATAAACCAGAGCATCGCCAGTGGTTGGCAGGGGATTTTTGAACCCAAGACTCCAAAGGGGAAATCTCAACCTAGGCCGCAGCAGCGAGCTATGCAGGAAAACTTTGCCGCCAAAGATTACGGGCAAACTGAAATGCCTTCATGGGCGCAGGAGTGAACATGACGCTGGATGAAAAGATCTCCCAACTGGAGAAAAAACTTGCAGAATTGAGTTCTCCGCCAATTGCTATCGAGCATACAGCTGTAGAAATTGGCACTGGCATCTGTGAAAAACACGGTGAGTTTGAGCAGCGTAACCGTTACTCGACTGGGCCAATTAAGTTTGCCTCAAGACCTAGCGAATGCCCGGAATGCATGGGAGATGAGCTTATTCGGCTACAGGCAGAGAAGATTAAAATCGACGAGGAATCACGTAAACGAAATGTCGATTTTTTGTTGAATAATCTTGATATTCCTGAACGATTCAAGGGTTGCACACTACAGAACTACGAGCCAGTCAACGACGATGCAAAGAGAGTGCTCAGGGTGTGTCAGGCATACGCCAGCAAATGGCCTGAGAGGTTACAGAAAGGCGGTGGGCTGGTTATGTGTGGAAAGCCTGGTACTGGAAAGAATCATCTTGCACTGGCTATCGCCCGGCACGCAATTACGGAACATCAAAGCTCAGCTATTTTCACAACGGCGCTGAAAATTGCCAGAGAATATAAATCAACATGGTCGAAAAACTCCACCCGCACAGAGGATGAAGTGATCCTACAGTTCACTAAACCTGACCTGCTAATTATCGATGAGGTTGGTGTGCAGTTTGGAAGCGAGGCGGAAAAGATGATCATGTTCGAAATCATCAACACCCGCTACGAGCGCATGAAGCCAACAATCCTGATTAGCAACCAGAGCAAAGATGAACTGTCTGCATTCATTGGTGAGCGTGTTATTGACAGAATGAATGATGGCGGCGGATGCACCCTTGCGTTTACATGGGATAGTTACAGGAGCAGATCGTGACTGGAAAAGAAATCATCCTGGAATATCTGAAAACTCATGAACAATTCTCCCCACATGAATTAGCACTGATCACCGGAATACCAAATAACAGAATCGCTCAAGCAGCAAGGCATATGGTGAAACAAGGACATTTGAGTGTTGTTGAGCGTAAGTGGAAGACGGTTATTTATGCAAAACGCAAAGTGAAGAAGGAGCCAATTAAAAGAAATCCAGATGGTACGGGGTGGGGATGTGCAAATCCAATGACGGCGTTTATTAATAGGGCGCTTATGGAGGTAAGGCAATGACCATCTACATCACTGAGCTAATAACAGGGGCCACTTACACAGTGGCCTTTTTATTTGAGGATAGAGATATGCCAAAGAAATATGACATGTATGACTTGAGACAAATTCTTGAAGAAATGCGCGCCTACAACCCAAAGGCAGATGAGTATGGTGGGAAACACATTATACCCGGCTGGGCTGATCGTATCGAAGTTGCACTGAATCGGATGAATGCTGGCACATGCCAAAGATGCAACGGAACCGGAATGGAAGATAGCGGCGGAGTCCAACCATGGGGCGAGCCAATTCTTATTGAGTGTCAGTGTTGCGGAGGGAATCAATCGTGAAAGTTAAAACAGCAGAGCTGAGCGAAAAGCAATCAAAACATCTTTTTGAGCAATGGTTTGAAAGAACATTTCGTACGCACATTAAAGAAAGAGCGCTACCTGCGATTGAACAACGCAAGCTGATGACCATGGCATGGTTCGGGTGGAGTGAAAGAAGCCTGTTGGGCGATGAGGTAGACATTCCCGATGAGCTGATGGAGGTGGGAGAGTGACTTGCATCAGAATACCTGGCGGAATTATTACTCTGAATGATTCCTACCGACTGCGCCTTGAAGATGGAACTTGTGTCTTTATGAGTTGGCATCATTACTGCGGTCCTGAGTTTTACAGAGACAGAAGCGAGCGCAGATATATCGATGAGTGGTGGGAAAATCCGCTAATTGTCAAAGCACTCGATTGGTTTGTTGGTCGCGGTGAAAAAGCATAGCAGCCAGCCTTCTGGCATGTGGAGGGGAATATGGAAGAGTCACGGAAACAGTTTGAGCAGGAGATTAACAAAAAGTTTGGCGACCTTATCGACCAGCGTATCTGCAAAAATAGCGATGGCGATTATATGGCGTGGGATATGCAGGTAGCATGGTGGGCATGGCAGGCAAGCAGGCGGGCTATTGCGGTAAACCTCGGAAAGCCGATTTATGTGAAGCATAACGGTGACTATATCCATGCATGGCCAGCTTATAACGTTGATATAGCCATACGCGCCGCTGGTCTTACAGTAAAAGGGGACAGCAAGTGAGCGAGTTGAAACCTTGTCCGTTTTGTGGGAGCTCTGTGAAATGGTGTGGTGAGCATGAGCATGACCCATCAGATAATCATCTTTGCGATCATATTCAATGCACAAATGAACATTGCAGGGCTGATTTTAGCTTTATCTATGGGAATGATCTTCTTCCAGATGACTGCGAAGATATGTCACCAGAAGAGATGATGGATATTTTTCGCAAAAAAGCAGTTGGTTTGTACAACCAAAGGTCCAGCCATGAAACAAACAATCTTCCTTCGAAGTAAGCAGCAACAGCAGTCAGCAATAAACGCCATCCTCGCATCACCCCTCGACACCGACAAACCAGTAACCATCCGCATCTCCGACTACAAGCGCAACCTTGACCAGAACGCAAAATTTCACGCGATGCTGGCGGATATCGCACGTCAGGTTCAATGGTGCGATAAATGGTTAAAACCAGAACAATGGAAGGTTTTGTTGATCAGCGGTCATGCAGTGGCAACAAAGCAGGAAGCTGATGTTTTGCCCGGCCTTGAAGGCGAATACGTCAACATTCGCGAAAGCAGCGCGCAGATGAGTGTGAAGCGTATGGCAAGTCTGATCGAGTAAATGGCTAATCTACGCAAAGAAGCACGTGGCAGAGAATGCCAGGTACGTATTTACGGCATATGCAATGGCAATCCTGAAACTACAGTTCTGGCACATTACCGGATGGCTGGAATTTGCGGAACGGGAATGAAGCCGGACGACCTGATCGGCGCATGGGCTTGTAGTGACTGCCACGCGGAGATCGACCGACGCACAAGGATTCTCGACAACAAAGACGCCAGACTTTACCACCTCGAAGGCGTGATCAGGACGCAGGCGATACTGCTGAAGGAGGGGAAGATTAAGCCATGAACGAATATCAGTTTGTGCTTCCATACCCGCCGTCGGTGAACACCTACTGGCGAAGACGGGGAAGCCAATACTACATCAGCGATAAAGGCCAGAAATACCGAAAAGACGTTCAGCAAATCATCCGCCAACTCAAGTTAGACATTTTCACCAAATCACGACTCCGCATCAAAGTCATCGCAGACGTTCCAGACTCCCGCCGCCGCGACCTCGATAACATCCTGAAAGGTTTACTCGACTCACTTATCCACGCCGGATTTGCGGAAGACGACGAGCAATTCGATGACATTCGCGTAATTCGTGGTGTGAAAGTACCAGGCGGACGGCTTGGAATAAAAATCACCGAACTGGAGAACGTATGAACGCCACAATTCAAACGATACCAGAGCTTCTTATCCAGACACGAGGCAATCAGACCGAAGTGGCGAGGATGCTTTCCTGCGCAAGAGGAACAGTGCTCAAGTACAACCGAGACAGCAAAGGCGAGCGTCACGTAATAGTTAACAGCGTCCTGATGGTCAAACAGGGCAAGAGGGGAAGACGATGAGACTCGAAAGCGTAGCTAAATTTCATTCGCCAAAAAGCCCGATGATGAGCGACTCACCACGGGCCACGGCTTCTGACTCTCTTTCCGGTACTGATGTGATGGCTGCTATGGGGATGGCGCAATCACAAGCCGGATTCGGAATGGCTGCATTCTGCGGTAAGCATGAACTCAGCCAGAACGACAAACAAAAGGCTATCAACTATCTGATGCAATATGCACACAAGGTATCGGGGAAATACCGTGGTGTGGCAAAGCTCGAAGGAAATACTAAGGCAAAGGTACTGCAAGTGCTCGCAACATTCGCTTATGCGGATTATTGCCGTAGTGCCGCGACGCCGGGTGCAAGATGCAGAGATTGCCACGGTACAGGTCGTGCGGTTGATATAGCAAAAACAGAGCAGTGGGGGAGAGTTGTTGAGAAAGAGTGCGGAAGATGCAAAGGAGTCGGCTATTCAAGAATGCCAGCAAGCGCTGCATATCGCGCTGTAACGATGCTAATCCCAAACCTTACTCAACCCACCTGGTCACGCACTGTTAAGCCGCTGTATGACGCTCTGGTGGTGCAATGCCACAAGGAAGAGTCAATCGCAGACAACATTTTGAATGCGGTCACACGTTAGCAGCATGATTGCCACGGATGGCAACATATTAACGGCATGATATTGACTTTTTGAATAAAGTTGGGTAAATTTGACCAAACGATGGGTTAATTCGCTCGTTGTGGTAGTGAGATAAAAAGAGGCGGCGCTTACTACCGATTCCGCCTAGTTGGTCACTTCGACGCATCGTCTGGAACTCCAACCATCGCAGGCTGAGAGGTCTGTAAAATGCAATCCCGAAACAGTTCGCAGGTAATAGTTAGAGCCTGCATAACGGTTTCGGGATTTTTTATGTCTGTGCAACAGGTAAGAGCATTGAGCCGATAATCGTGAAGAGTCGGCGAGCCTGGTTAGCCAGTGCTCTTTCCGTTGTGGTGAATACGCAGGCTGATGCGTTAATCAGGTGAACGAGACACCCGCCGGTCCGTGATATGGCACACTGTGCCGGTCATATCTGCCGCGGTTAGGTTTACGAGGATTTCGTAAAGCTGGTCTAGGGTGAAGCCGTGAAAGCGGAGGAAGTAAAACGAGGCGTCGGTACACGCCTATCGTCATTAAGTCGGAGTTCAGCACCGACCGCCACAACCCAACCTGAGCCGTAGCCACTGGCTGTCCTGAATTCATCAGTGATAGTTATGCTGCGTCCTTCTACACATGACCTTCGTGAAAGCGGGTGGCAAGAGGTTGCGCTAACAACCTCCTGCCGTTTTGCCCGTGCATATCGTTCACGAACAAATCTGATTACTAAACACAGTAGCCTGGATTTGTTCTATCAGTAATCGACCTTATTCCTAATTAAATAGAGCAAATCCCCTTATTGGGGGTAAGACATGAAGATGCCAGAAAAACATGACCTGTTAGCCGCCATTCTCGCGGCAAAGGAACAAGGCATCGGGGCAATCCTTGCGTTTGCAATGGCGTACCTTCGCGGCAGATATAATGGCGGTGCGTTTACAAAAACAGTAATCGACGCAACGATGTGCGCCATTATCGCCTGGTTCATTCGTGACCTTCTCGACTTCGCCGGACTAAGTAGCAATCTCGCTTATATAACGAGCGTGTTCATCGGCTACATCGGTACTGACTCGATTGGTTCGCTTATCAAACGCTTCGCTGCTAGAAAAGCCGGAGTAGGAGATGGTGGAAATCAATAATCAACGTAAGGCGTTCCTCGATATGCTGGCGTGGTCAGAGGGAACTGATAACGGACGTCAAAAAACCAGAAATCATGGTTATGACGTCATTGTTGGCGGAGAGCTATTCACTGATTACTCCGATCACCCTCGCAAACTTGTCACGCTAAACCCCAAACTCAAATCAACAGCCGCCGGACGTTACCAGCTTCTTTCCCGTTGGTGGGATGCCTATCGTAAGCAGCTTGGCCTGAAAGACTTCTCTCCGAAAAGTCAGGACGCTGTGGCACTGCAACAGATTAAAGAGCGTGGCGCTTTACCGATGATTGATCGCGGTGATATTCGTCAGGCTATCGACCGTTGCAGCAATATCTGGGCTTCACTGCCGGGCGCTGGTTATGGCCAGTTCGAGCATAAGGCTGACAGCCTGATTGCAAAATTCAAAGAGGCTGGCGGAACGGTCAGAGAGATTGAGGTATGAGCAGAGTCACCGCGATTATCTCCGCTCTGGTTATCTGCATCATCGTCTGCCTGTCATGGGCTGTTAATCATTACCGTGATAACGCCATTACCTATAAAGAACAGCGCGATAAAGCCACGTACATCATCGCTGACATGCAGAAGCGTCAACGTGATGTAGCAGAACTCGACGCCAGATACACAAAGGAGCTTGCTGATGCTAACGCGACTATCGAAAGTCTCCGTGCTGATGTTTCTGCTGGTCGTAAGCGCCTGCAAGTCGCCGCCACCTGTGCAAAGTCAACGACCGGAGCCAGCAGCATGGGCGATGGAGAAAGCCCAAGACTTACAGCAGATGCTGAACTCAATTATTACCGTCTACGAAGCGGAATCGACAGGATAACCGCGCAGGTTAACTACTTGCAGGAATACATCAGGACGCAATGCCTTCGATGATAGCGATAATTTTACTCATCATCCTTCACATCTGGCTCTGTAGACAGGGTGGTGATCACTTCTGGAGTGAATCCAGATTAAACATCTCATTGCTGATGCTTGATATTGAGCATCTGGCGCGCGGTAAGGGGCTGCGTTGAGATAAGAGCCAGTCATTACAAATACCAGGGTTTAGCCTCGCATTCGCGGGGCTTTTTTATATCTGCAACAAACGCGCTTCACACGCGCGACTTCTGAACACAGAACCTTTCAGGATGACCCTTGAGGATGCCGGTTTGGTGATCGGTGCCTTTCTGTGGGCCGGAATCCTGTGTGACAAGGTTCATCACTAAAAGGTAATCACTGATGAAGTACCCAACAGTTATTGTCAATGGTGTGTCCGTTCGTGTTGATGAGGATGGACGCTACAACTTAAACGATCTCCATGCAGCAGCAGTTGCAAATGGAGAGGCTACAGAGCAACAGCGCCCAAGCCAGTTTTTGCGTAGCGCGCAGATAAAACGCTTCATAAAAGCACTGGAGGCCAAAGTGCAAAAAAGCACTTTGGAACAAATTCAACCACTTAAAATAATCAAAGGTGGTGCAGAACCAGGTGTGTGGGGTGTTGAACTTCTGGCAATCAGATATGCAGCATGGATTAAGCCGGAATTTGAAATCGAAGTTTATGAAGTTTTCAAAACGGTTGTCCGTCTCGGCGTTGGCGCAATGTCCCGTCTGAATAGAATCGATCACATCATCAATACTGAAACCAAAGCGATAAGCCAGTGCGCAAGCCAAATGGCTAAGTGGGGCGTTGGTGGGCGAAAAAGATTGCTTCATGTTGCACGCGAGAGAGCGGCAAATGAAGTGCAAATGTATTTGCCCGGGATGGTGTGATTTCGCAGGTTAATCCAGTTTTTGCATTACGGCAGCACCGCGAAACAACCCAAGCCAGAAAGTGGGGAAATAACACTGGCAGCCACTGAAAGATGAACCTCCAGCCTTATGGCAAAAAAGATTCTTTGTGGTGGCGGACTGATGGAAAGACATCGGTTATTGCAGAGGCCATTCAATGAGTGGTCTCGACAATGGCTTATACCCTATACGGGATAACTTAATTGATATCCCTTTTAACGGATAAACGGAGCCAACAATGGCAGAGATTATTCCCATGACTGAAGAACAGAAATTCCAGTTAGAGATTTACAAACTGGTCATGAACCAGAACGCAGCAGCAGAAGAAGCATTTCAGTTCATTGGCACTGACGAACTGAAGCTTGAGCTATTCAAAATTCACTTCCAGTCAGGCGGCGCTAATTCAGATATCACGACCCGTACTATCGAAGCGGTGCGTAAATCGAAGGAAGCGTTAGACCTGTTCACCGCTGGAGTGTGATATGGCTAAGGCCAAATGGCACAAACTCCCGGCGTTCACCATTCCGCTGTTTCAAAGTGCACACGTCTACCTCGCAACAACCAGAGAACAGTTTCAGCACGCTGATAAATTCCTTGGCGGCAGCGGGGATGAGAAGCCATTCAATCTTGGGCTTGCAAGCAACTATGAAAACACTGATACGGGTGAGAGATGCTATCTGATTGGAGTATTCGATCAGCAGATCGCTACGCTCGTTCATGAGTGCGCCCACGTCTGCTTTTACGTTTGCTCTGATGTCGGCGTGACGACAAGGCCTGAAGATGCCAACGAGACGTACTGTTACATGCTGGACAGGATGGTTAATCACTTCCTGCCATTCATTCAGGAGAAACAAGATGTATCACTGGAATAATCAATCCCCTTATTGCCAATGCCAACGCTGCCCGTGCTGCGGGAAGATTGTTAACCAATTTACTGGCAACAATTTCTTCAAGACTGGTTATGGATATGGTGTTGCGGGTAGCGTTAATTGCTCTGGGGCTGCTGCTGAAACGACATCAAACACAGGCAAGCAGGAAGGAGCTAAGTAATGGTAATCAAAGTTTGTTCATGCTCTCAGGGCTTCGACAACCCATCCAAATTCCGCGAAGAGTGGGATAAGCAAACAGAAGGGAAATAATCAATATGGCAGCACCAAAGGGCAACCGATTTTGGGAGGCCCGCAGCAGTCACGGGCGCAACCCGAAATTCGAATCGCCTGAGGTGCTGTGGGAAGCATGCTGCGAATATTTCACATGGGTGGAAGAGCATCCACTGTGGGAAATGAAAGCATTCTCGTATCAGGGTGAAGTGACGCAAGAGCCTATCGCCAAGATGCGTGCAATGACGCTCACCGGCCTATGCCTGTTCCTCGATATAGCCGATGAAACATGGCGAAGATTTCGCGCTGACGAAGATTTTTGTGGGGTCACCACGCGAGCAGAGAAAGTCATCTACGACCAGAAATTCTCCGGCGCAGCTGCTGACCTTCTCAACGCTAATATCATCGCCCGTGATTTGGGCCTCAAAGAGCAGTCGCAAGTTGAAGACGTGACACCTGATAAGGGAGATCGCGATAAGCGACGCTCTCGTATCAAGGAGCTATTCAACCGTGGAACTGGACGCGATTCTTGATAACCTGAGCGACGAAGAGCAAATCGAATTGCTCGAGCTACTCGAAGAAGAAGAGAACTACCGGAACACACACCTGCTATATGAATTTACGCCATACAGCAAACAGCGTGAGTTCATCGACGCCGGACATGACTATCCAGAGCGATGTTTTATGGCTGGTAACCAGCTTGGTAAGTCATTTACTGGTGCTGCTGAAGTCGCGTTTCACCTTACCGGGCGTTATCCTGGCACAAAAGGCTATCCTGCTGATGGTAAATATGGTGGGGAGTGGAAAGGTAAGCGTTTCTATGAGCCTGTTGTCTTCTGGATTGGCGGCGAGACAAACGAGACTGTAACCAAAACGACTCAACGCATCCTGTGCGGTCGTATCGAAGAGAATGATGAGCCAGGCTACGGTTCCATACCTAAAGAAGACATCATTAGCTGGAAGAAGTCTCCTTTCTTTCCGAACCTTGTTGATCATCTTCTGGTTAAGCATCACACAGCTGATGGCGTTGAAGATGGCATTTCAATCTGCTACTTCAAACCATACTCGCAAGGCCGTGCTCGCTGGCAGGGTGACACAATCCACGGCGTGTGGTTTGACGAAGAGCCACCATACAGCATTTATGGCGAAGGGCTTACCCGTACCAACAAATACGGGCAATTCTCAATTCTGACGTTTACCCCGCTGATGGGGATGTCTGACGTTGTTACCAAGTTCCTGAAGAATCCCAGCAAGTCGCAGAAAGTGGTCAACATGACCATCTATGACGCTGAGCACTACACAGACGAACAGAAAGAGCAAATCATCGCATCCTATCCCGAGCATGAGAGAGAGGCGCGTGCTCGCGGTATTCCTACGATGGGTAGCGGGCGAATCTTCCAGATACCGGAAGAGACGATTAAGTGTCAGCCGTTCGAGTGTCCTGATCACTTCTACGTAATTGGCGGGATGGATTTCGGATGGGATCACCCGCAGGCGCAGGTTCAGCTTTGGTGGGATAAGGATGCAGACACAATCTACGTTTCACGCGTGTGGAAGGCGAAAGAAAAGACAGCCGTTCAGGCGTGGGGAGCCGTTAAACCATGGGCGCATAAAGTGCCAACCGCATGGCCCCATGACGGAAACCAGCACGAGAAGGGCGGCGGTGAGCAGCTCAAAGGGCAGTATGCGGACGCTGGATTTATGATGTTGCAGGAGCATGCGACATGGCCTGATGGCGGTAATGCTGTTGAGCCTGGAATCACTGAATTGCGCGACATGATGCTAGATGGTCGCTTCAAGGTATTCAACACCTGTGAACCATTCTTTGAGGAGTTCCGCCTCTATCACCGTGATGAAAACGGGAAAATCGTCAAGCTTAACGACGACGTGCTATCAGCCGTTCGCTATGCATACATGATGCGCCGCTTCGCCAAAATGATGCGCGACATCAAAAAACCAAAAGAGAAAAAGATACCAGCCCCAATCAGGCCCATCGCACGGAGAACTTAAATGGCCGACGAAAACAGACTCAATTCCATTCTGTGTAAGTTTGACGCAGACTGGATGGCGAGCGATGAAGCCAGAACCGAGGCGACAAATGACCTGTATTTTAGCCGAGTGTCGCAATGGGATGACTGGCTATCAAACTACACCACCCTGCAATATCGCGGACAATTCGATGTTGTCCGCCCGGTGGTCAGGAAGCTGGTCGCAGAGATGCGCCGGAACCCTATCGACGTTCTCTTCCGACCAAAAGACGGTGCTAATCCTGATGCAGCCGATGTGTTGATGGGGATGTATCGTACTGATATGCGCCATAACACGGCAAAAATTGCCGTTAACGTTGGCGTTCGTGAGCAGATAGAGTCCGGCGTTGGTGCATGGCGTCTGGTCACGCAGTACGAAGACAACGATCCAACAAGCAACAATCAGGTAATTCGACGCCTGCCAATTCATGAAGCCTGCTCACACGTCATATGGGACGCCAACAGCAAGCAGATGGATAAGAGCGACGCTAAGCACTGCACGGTGATTAACGCCTTGTCGCGCAATGGCTGGAAAGAGTTCGCAGAGGATTACGGTATTGATCCGGACACCTTGCCATCTTTCCAGAATCCGAACGATACATGGCTGTTTCCGTGGGTATCGAATGATGTCGTCTACGTCGCTGAGTATTACGAGGTCGAAGAGAAGAAAGAGAAAGTCTTCATCTACCGCGACCCGCTGACAGGTGAGCCGGTCAGCTATTACCAGCAGGATATCAAAGACGTCATCGACGACCTGGCTAATCGTGGATTCATTAAGGTAGCAGAGCGCAAGGTGAAGCGTCGGCGTGTGTATAAGTCGATCATCACCTGCACGCAGATACTGAAAGACCGCGAGAAGATAGCCGGAGAGCATATTCCAATCGTTCCAGTGTATGGCGAATGGTCATTCGCTGGTGACAAGGAGTGCTACGAAGGAGTGGTAAGGCTGACGAAAGACGGTCAACGCCTTCGTAACATGATCATGTCGTTCAACGCCGATATTGTTGCTCGTTCACCGAAGAAGAAACCGACCTTCTTCCCTGAGCAAATCGAAGGCTACGAATACATGTACGGTGGAAATGATGACTATCCGTACTATCTGCAGAACAGGACCGATGAAAACGGTAACGACCTGCCGATTGGTCCAATCTCCTACATGGAAAACCCTGAAGTGCCGCAAGCCAACGCTTACATGCTTGAGGCTGCCACCAACGCAGTGAAAGAGGTGGCTAGTCTTGGTGTGGATGCGCAGGCAGCAAACTCTCAGGTCGCTTTCGATACCGTCAATCAACTGAACATGCGGGCAGACCTTGAGACATACGTGTTTCAGGATAACCTGGCTACCGCAATGCGACGTGATGGCGAGATTTATGCCTCAATGGTCAACGATATTTATGACGTTCCTCGCCATGTAACGCTGACACTTGAAGATGGTAGCGAGAAAGACGTTCAACTCTACGCGCAAGTTGTCGATTACCAGTCCGGCAATGTGGTCACACTCAACGACATTCGCGGTCGCTATGAGTGCTATACAGACGTTGGGCCATCCTTCCAGAGCATGAAGGAACAGAATCGCGCAGAGATTCAGGAGTTGCTAACCAAGGTTCCGCAAGGTACTCCAGAGTTCCAGATGCTGATGCTGCAATACTTCACGTTGCTTGACGGTAAAGGCGTCGAGATGATGCGAGAGTACGCGAACAAGCAACTGGTGATGATGGGGCTGAAGAAACCAGAAACACCTGAAGAGATGGAGATGGTGCAGCAGGCACAACAACAGCCGCAGCAGCCATCAGCAGAGCAAATTCAGGCGCAAGGTATCCTTCTGCAAGGTCAGGCTGAATTGCTCAAGGCAGAGAACCAACAGGCGCAGATTCAGGTTGAAGCCGCCAAGGTTGAAGCCCAAAACCAACTCAACGCCGCGAAGATTGCAGAAATCTTCAACAATATGGACCTCGACAAGCAGGCAGAACTGCGTGAGTACCTCAAGCTCGTAGGTCAATTACAGCAACAGCGCAGCAAAGATGCTCGTGCTAACGCTGAGCTGCTTCTTAAAGATGCAGACCAGACTCATTCACAACGCATGGATTTCGCGAATCTTATGCGTCAAGTTCAAATCCCCTCCGGCGGAGTAGCCGAGACACCTCAATAAGAGAGAGTTAATCATGGACCAAACCACCGACATTCAGGCTTCTGAAGAATTAACCCTGCCCGGCAATCATGCAGCGGCATCTGCTGATGGCTTAGTTGTCGATAATGCCAACGACAACGCAGGTCAGGAAGAAGGCTTCGAGATTGTCCTGAAAGACGATGAGAAACCAAAACAAGACCCGGCAACTAATGCTGAATTTGCCCGTCGCCGCATCGAACGCAAACGCCAGCGTGAGCTTGAGCAGCAGATGGAAGCGGTTAAGCGTGGAGAGTTGCCGGAGCACCTGCGGGTGAACCCTGAGTTACCAAAACAACCAGACCCTAACGATTATCTTTCCGAAGATGCACTGGCTAAGTTCGACTATGACCAGAGCCGCGCACTGGCTGCCTTCCAGCAGGCAAACAGTGAATGGCAGATCAAGGCTATGGACGCACGAAGCCAGGCTGTCGCCGAGCAGGGTCGCAAAACTCAGGAGTTCACCCAGCAATCAGCGCAATACGTCGAGGCAGCCCGTAAGCACTACGACGCAGCGGAAAAGCTCAATATCCCTGACTATCAGGAGAAAGAGGACGTATTCATGCAACTGGTGCCGCCAGCAGTCGGTGCCGACATCATGCGCCTCTTCCCGGAGAAATCCGCCGCTCTCATGTATCACCTTGGTGCTAATCCTGAGAAAACACGCCAGTTGATGGCGATGGACGGGCAATCCGCGCTGATTGAACTCACTCGACTGTCAGAACGTTTAACTCTCAAGCCTCGAGCCAAGCCTGTTTCAGAAGCCCCGTTACCTGATGAACCCATTCAGGGACACGCTGTTGCTGCAAATATCTCTGCGATTGAAAAGCAGATGGAAGCGGCAGCAAACAAAGGGGATGTAGAGACGTACCGCAAGCTCAAGGCGCAACTGAATAAAGGAATTCGATAATGGCATTAAATGAAGGTCAACTGGTCACGTATGCTCTGGATGAAATCATCGAAACCGTCCAGAACCTGACGCCAATGGCGTCAAAAGTGACAAAATACACCCCTCCGGCAGAATCCATGCAGCGTTCAAGCAACACCGTGTGGATGCCTGTTGAGCAGGAAGCGCCAACCCAGACTGGCTGGGATTTAACTGGCAACGCAACCGGGATTCTGGAACTCTCCGTGAAATGCAACATGGGCGATCCGGATAACGATTTCTTCGAGCTTCGTGCAGATGACCTGCGTGATGAGCGTTCTTACCGTCGCCGCATCCAGGCATCCGCCAAAAAACTGGCGAATAACATTGAGTCAGCGATTGCCAAACAGGCAACTGAAATGGGCTCGCTTGTTGTTCACGATACCCGCGCAATTGGTCCATCTACTGGCCTGTCTGGCTGGGATTTTGTGTCTGATGCAGAGCGCCTGATGTTCTCCCGTGAGCTAAACCGCGATATGGGCATCAGTTACTTCCTGAACCCTGACGATTACCGCAAAGCAGGCCGCAACCTGGTAGATGGTGACATCTTCGGGCGCGTTCCTGAAGAAGCGTATCGCAACGGTACTATTCAGCGTCAGATTGCTGGCTTTGATGAAATTCTTCGCTCACCGAAACTTCCGGCAGTTACCAAGTCAACCGCTACTGGTGTAACTGTGTCTGGTGCGCAGAAGTTTAAGCCGCAGGCATACACCCTTGATACCGATGGTAACAAAGAGAACGTCGACAACCGTGTTGCAACGGTGACCGTATCCTCCACCACCGGATTTAAGCGCGGCGACAAAATCAGCTTCACTGGTGTGAAATTCCTGTCTCAGATGGCGAAGAACGTGCTGACTGATGATGCGACTTTCTCAATCACCCGTGTGATCGATGGTACTCACATCGAAATCACGCCGAAACCGATTGCACTGGATGACGCGTCACTGACAAAAGAAGAGAAGGCTTACGCTAACGTAAACACCTCTCTTGCTGATACCACTCCGGTAAACGTTCTGAACGTGGCAACAACCACCGCTAACGTGTTCTGGGCTGATGACTCAATCCGACTGCTGTCTCAGCCTATCCCGGTAACCCATGAGCTGTTTGCTGGCATGAAAACGTCTTCCTTCAGCATTCCTGGTATTGGTGTTAACGGCATCTTCGCAACGCAGGGTGATATCAACACTCTGTCTGGTAAGTGCCGTATTGCTGTGTGGTATTCAGCATGTGCTGTACGACCAGAGGCAATTGGTGTTGGTCTGCCTAACCAGACCGCGTGATAACCAGAGGGAGCTTCGGCTCCCTTTTCTATTGGAGATACCAATGAGCGTAATGATTTTTCAGGCTGGCGGAGATACCAAAATCTGGGGGCGCAAGCTGAAAACGAAAACCGTTGATCCTGATGATGTAGCTGTGCACTTAGCAAATGGCTGGTATAAGCACCCTGACGATGTTCCTGATGATCCTCTTGTTGGTGATCAAATTGGGAGTGTTGGCGGAGGTGAAACTTCCCCAGTTGATATGGGCGAAGTGTCCGACGGTTATCACACTTTTAACGAGCTTTACGCTCACCGAGTGCGCCTCTTCTCATCGCTGATGCATGCTTACGCTGAGCTTTCGTGGTGGTCTCGCAAACACAGTGACGGTGAAGAGTGGGATGGCTGGATCATTGCTGGTATCACCACTCCAGAAGGCGAAATCACTTATCACCTACCTGTTGAAGAAATCGAGTTCCTTCCTGAAGGTACTGAGCTTGAGTTCGGGAAAGAGTGGGATGGTCATGAAGCAAATGATGTTCTTGGACGACTCCTGAGTTTGCGTCCGGCTATTGCAGAGCCAGAGCCAGAAGAAAAACAGCGTAAAAAGCCTGGTCGAAAACCTAAGGCGGCAGCAGATGAACCTGACAACGAAGGGTGATTTAGTCCTTGCAGCATTACGTAAGCTCGGTGTTGCATCAAATGCCACGTTAACCGATGTCGAACCGCAGTCTATGGAAGACGGCGTCAACGACCTTGAAATGATGATGGCTGAATGGCTTGGCGGTGATGTGTCACCTGGTATCAACGTTGGCTACATTTTTGCTGATGCAGATGTCGCTCCGGATCCGGGCGATGAGCACGGTTTATCAAATAACGCTATCAATGCCGTCATTTTCAACCTTGCCTGCCGCATTGCTCCGGATTATGCGCTGGAATCGTCAGCAAAACTTATAACCACTGCCAGATACGGGAAAGAGCGACTCGTCAAACTGTCTGCAATGGACAGAGCAAAAGCCGCTAAATGTAAGTCCGGTTATCCAAACCGTATGCCTGTTGGTAGCGGTAACCAGTTGGCGAAGTGGAACGGTTGGAATTACTTCCACCGGAAGGAACCTTGCGATAACGGGAGCGAATAAATGCCGATTCAGCAACTTCCGCTTATGAAAGGTGTCGGCAAAGACTTTCGAAACGCTGACTATATCGACTATCTGCCAGTGAATATGCTGGCTACACCCAAAGAAATACTCAACAGCAGCGGATATCTTCGCTCATTCCCGGGCATTGCCAAACGTTCTGATGTGAATGGTGTATCGCGCGGTGTCGAGTACAACATGGCGCAGAATGCTGTTTATCGCGTGTGTGGTGGCAAGTTGTATAATGGCGAAAGCGAGGTCGGTGATGTTGCCGGAAGTGGTCGCGTATCAATGGCGCATGGGCGAACATCTCAGGCGGTAGGCGTTAATGGTCAACTGGTCGAGTATCGCTATGATGGCACGGTTAAAACAGTCTCAAACTGGCCTACAGACAGCGGATTCACTCAGTATGAGTTAGGTTCGGTTCGCGACATTACGCGCTTACGTGGGCGTTATGCGTGGTCAAAAGACGGAACTGATTCATGGTTTATCACTGACCTTGAAGACGAATCGCACCCTGACCGATACAGTGCGCAATATCGCGCAGAATCGCAGCCTGACGGCATCATCGGCATAGGTACATGGCGAGACTTCATCGTCTGCTTTGGTTCATCGACGATTGAATATTTTTCCCTGACAGGTGCAACCACCGTTGGTGCCGCTTTGTATGTCGCACAGCCATCGCTGATGGTGCAGAAAGGTATTGCCGGGACTTACTGCAAAACGCCGTTTGCTGATTCGTATGCGTTCATCAGCAATCCGGCAACTGGTGCGCCGTCTGTATACATCATTGGCTCCGGTCAGGTGTCACCAATCGCCAGCGCGAGCATTGAGAAAATTCTCCGCTCCTACACTGCTGATGAACTGGCTGATGGTGTGATGGAGTCTCTGCGATTTGATGCGCATGAGCTGCTGATTATCCATCTTCCGCGCCATGTTCTGGTGTACGACGCATCTTCAAGCGCCAATGGTCCGCAATGGTGTGTGCTGAAAACAGGCCTGTATGACGATGTGTACCGCGCTATCGACTTCATTTACGAAGGCAATCAGATAACGTGCGGCGATAAGCTGGAATCGGTTACTGGCAAATTGCAGTTCGATATCAGCAGCCAGTATGGGCTTCAACAGGAACACCTGCTGTTTACTCCACTGTTCAAAGCGGATAACGCCAGAGTGTTCGACCTTGAGATTGAATCGTCAACTGGCGTTGCGCAGTATGCTGACCGCCTTTTTCTCTCTGCAACCACTGACGGCATCAATTACGGGCGTGAGCAGATGATTGAGCAGAATGAACCGTTCGTTTACGACAAACGCGTTTTGTGGAAGCGAGTAGGGCGCATCAGGAAAAATGTCGGCTTCAAATTGCGCGTTATCACGAAGTCACCTGTCACTCTGTCTGGCTGCCAGATAAGGATTGAGTAATGGCTGATTCGAATCTCAACACCCCTGTTATTGTGCAGGCGACGCGGCTCGATACATCAATCCTTCCACGCAATATCTTCTCGCAGTCGTATCTGCTGTACGTTATCGCACAGGGTACTGATGTTGGTAACGTGGCGAACAAGGCCAACGAGGCCGGACAGGGCGCTTATGACGCACAAGTCAGGAACGATGAGCAGGATGTGATTCTCGCTGACCATGAGCAGCGAATTTCTGCTGCGGAAGCAACGCTTGTTAATCATGAGGAGCGAATCAGCCAGGCAGAATCAACTCTTCAGGAACATGAAACACGAATAGCGCAGAATGAAAGCGATATTGCGTCGCTTGATACCAGAGTTCAGTCGCTGGAATCGCAGGTTTCAGACCATGAAACGCGCATCGATGCTCTGGAGTATGCCACTACTCGAAAGAAGTCAGAGGTTGTTTACTCTGGCGTATCAGTAACCATCCCGACAGCGCCGACCAACCTTGTTAGCCTGCTGAAAACGCTCACGCCGTCATCCGGGACGTTGGCACCATTCTTCGACACTGTTAACAACAAGATGGTTGTGTTCAACGAGAACAAAACCTTGTTCTTCAAGCTGTCGATCGTCGGGACGTGGCCCAGCGGAACCGCCAACAGGTCAATGCAGCTAACCTTTTCCGGCTCTGTTCCTGACACACTGGTAAGCAGTCGTAATGCGGCGACAACAACCGACAACATCCTGTTAGCTACGTTCTTCAGCGTGGATAAAGACGGCTTTCTTGCCACAAATGGCAGCACGTTAACCATTCAGTCTAATGGTGCGGCGTTTACTGCCACAACCATCAAAATCATTGCGGAGCAGTGATGGAAATAAAGCTCATCGATAATCCGGTGAAGCTTGCAGAATTCCTCAACAACCCGGCAAACACGGGAAATATCGTAGACAGGGGAGATAAATACTACATCAAGCCTGATGCGGTATACCTCGGCATCTACGAAGGATTAGTGCTGGCTGGCGTTCATGAAGTGCGTAACTTCTGGCATAGCGTTGTTGAATGCCATGCGGTGTACGACCCCGGATTCCGTGGTGAATATGCACTGCAAGGGCATCGATTATTCTGCAAATGGCTTCTCGAAAACTCACCATTCCTTAACAGCATCACTATGGTTCCTGACACCACGAAATACGGACGGGCAATTATCCGTTTGCTTGGCGCTACCCGTGTTGGTCACCTTGATGATGCTTATACCAGCAATGGAAATCCTGTAGGCATCACGATTTATCAGTTACCGCGCTCAAAATACGAGGAGCTAAAGAATGTTAATTTTCCAGATTGCCAATAAGCACCTCAGCAAAGTTGTTTACTGCAAAGGTGGCAGTGATGGCGGTTCAAAAGCCCAGGCACGCGCAACTGAAAAAGGTATCGAATTGCAGCGTGAAATGTGGCAAACGAACATGCAAAACCTTGCACCGTTTACGCCACTCGCTCAGCAGTATGTATCACAGTTGCAGAATCTTTCCTCACTTCAGGGGCAAGGGCAGGCACTTAACCAGTATTACAACTCCCAGCAGTACAAAGACCTTGCAGGGCAGGCTCGTTACCAGAGTCTGGCGGCAGCAGAGGCAACGGGTGGATTAGGCTCTACAGCAACAGGAAACCAGTTAGCAGCAATCGCACCTACACTCGGTCAAAACTGGCTGTCAGGTCAGATGAACAACTACAACAATCTGGCAAATATCGGCCTTGGTGCTCTTACAGGTCAGGCAAACGCCGGACAGAACTACGCTAACAATGTCAGCCAATTGTATCAACAGCAGGCGGCAGCATCTGCGGCTAATGCGAATAAACCATCAGGATTTCAGAGTGCCTTGGGTGGAGCGGCGGCAGGTGCAGCTGCAGGTACTGCAATCATGCCTGGTTGGGGTACAGCAATTGGTGCTGGCGTCGGTCTTCTTGGTTCACTTTTTTAATGGAGGTGTCTCTTGGCTACATGGCAACAGGCTGGTAATTCAGGCGCGCTTCTTGCCGGGTTAGGCGGCATGAACTCCAACGCTCCAAGAGCAAGTGATGCAGACGCCACGCTTGCATACATTCGACAGAATAATGAGATGGAGCGTTCAGGACGTAATAACGTTGGCTTGCAGGCTTTGCAGGGCATTTCATCTGTCATGGATATGTATAAGCAGATGGATCAGCAGAAGCGGCAGCAAGAGTTTCAGCAGGCTTATGCTGATGCATATACATCTGGTGACCGCGATGCAATGCGAAAGCTGGCATCACAGTATCCTGAGCAATTTGACGCTGTAAGAAACGGCATGAAATTTGTCGATGAAGACCAGCGTTCCACTGTCGGTACACTGGCAGCAAGTGCCAGGCTCGCAGCTTCATCTCCAGAAGCCATGATGTCATGGTTGCAGAACAACTCATCTGAGCTTACTCGTGCCGGAGTAGACCCTCTGGATGTGGCGAAAATGTATCAGCAAAATCCACAAGGTTTCACAGAGTTTGTTGATCACCTTGGAATGGCTGCACTTGGTCCAGAACAATATTTTCAGGCGCAAGACAGAATCGTTGGGCGTGAGATTGATCGCGGAAAACTTGCAGAGACAATCCGCAGCAATCAGGCTGGTGAAGCACTTCAGGCGAGAGGGCAAAACCTTTCCTATCAGTCAGCAATGACTGGGCACAATATCGCAGCACAACGCTTGGCTCTGGATCAGCAAGAGTTCGGGTTTAAAATGCAGCAAGCGCAGGAAAAGGCTCAGCAGTTGATTAGCGAAGCACCTAAGCTGTCAGTAAACATGGAAAAAGGCATCGAGACGGCTGTAAACAATGCTACAGCATCATCAAACTCAGCCAATTCTATGAGTGCGCTTGCTCAACAGTTCAGAGCAGAAAAACCAACGACAGGTTTGTTCGGTAACGCACAGAACATGTTCGCAAAACTTACCGGAAGCGATACAACATTGCGTGATTTGCGCATTCGCCAAAATGCCCTTGTTAACAGTCAGGTTCTTAAATTCCTACCTCCCGGCCCAGCAACGGATAAAGACGTTGAGATCGTTCGACAGGGTGCTCCAACTGACATGGATAACCCTGAGACGGTCGCAAGATGGCTTGATGCAATGGCAAACCTTGAGCGACGAAACGCGCAGTTTAATGAGTTTAAAGCCGAGTGGATGAGCGCGAATGGCAACCCTGGACAATCGCGTAATGGCGGTCAGATATTGGGGTTGGATGTTAAAAAAGGTGAATCATTGGGGAGTGCCGTTAAGCGGTATATGTCAATGAATACTGACGCAGCGCCAGCACAAGATTCGACACCTTCAGGAGAACCACGGAATAAGGTTGGATCATATACCTCAAAATCAGGCATTCAATTTACGGTGGAATGATGAAAGTAACTGCAAACGGTAAGACATTTACCTTTCCTGATGGTACGAGCACCGAAGATATTGGCACCGCCATTGATGAGTATTTTGCTGGTCAGTCAGCACCAACACAACAAGGTGTTCAGCAATCGCCAGCAGACAACTCACTTGCATCAGGATATGCACAGATTGCCACTCAGCAGAAGGAAGGACTAGATCGCTCTGCTGAGCAAGGGGCTGTTTTAGGTGCTGCAATGCGCGATGCCGTTACCGGTGAAAGCCGAATGACACCAGAAATGGAGAGACTGCAAAATGTTGGGTCTGCTCCAGAGCTTAATAGCTTAAGCACTGATGCGCTGCGTGCTGGATTGGGGCAGCTATTTGGTTCAGACGCTTCACAGGAGAAAATACTGCAAAGTATTGGCGGGAAAATCCGGAAGGATGAGAAGGGAAATTCCATAGTCACCCTTCCTTCAGGGGAATATGCACTTAACAAGCCTGGTTTGTCACCGCAGGATATAACGTCATTCTTGGCAAATGCTCTTGCATTCACTCCAGCAGGTAGAGCTGCGTCTGTTGTAGGTGCAACACTAAAATCAGGCGCTACTGATTTAGCTTTACAGGGTGCCACTAAGATCGCTGGCGGTGAGAATGTTAATCCAGTTCAAACTGCAATTTCTGCTGGTCTTGGTGGGGTACTGAAGGGTGTAGAAAACACCGCAAGCGCAGTGTCTCGTTCTGCTATGGGTAAGATTGCTCCTGAAAAACAAGCTCAGATTGACTTTGCCAAGCAGAACAACTTGCCACTGATGACAACAGATCTTGTGGAACCGGGAACAAATATTGGTAAGCAAGCACGAGCTATGGCTGAGCGAATCCCAATAGCCGGAACAGGTGGGATAAGAAATGCACAGCAAAAGGCCAGGGAAGATTTAGTTAGAACATTTAGCGATAATGTTGGTGGAATATCTGACGCACAACTTTACCAATCAGCTACTCGTGGTCAGCAGCAATTTATTCAGGCTGCTGGCAAGCGGTACGACAGGATCATCAGTTTGATGGGGGATACTCCTGTTGACATCACTGGAACAGTGAAAGCAATTGATGAGCAGATTTCCAAGTTAACTCGCCCAGGAGTATCGCAAGACCGCTCAGCTGTTTCTGTCCTTCAACAGTTTAGAAATGACATCACCAGTGGTCCAAATAACCTGCAATTAGCTAGAGAAAACCGTACAAACTTACGTAAGCGCTTTATGGCAGCACCTGACGAGGTCGATAGAGATACGCTGGAGAAAGCTGCGCAGTCTGTTTATAACGCATACACAACAGACATGAAAAAAGCGGTTGGCGCAAAACTAGGTGCGAAGGAAGCGCAAAACATGTCGCGTGTTGATCGTTCTTGGGCAAAGTTCAACGACATGATGAGCAATACACGTGTCCAAAAAGCTATTCAGAGTGGTAAAACAACGCCAGAAGATGTCACTAAACTAGTATTCAGCCAAAGCCCAGCGGAAAGGGCGCAACTTTATCGATTGCTTGATGATAGTGGGCGTCAAAATGCTAGAGCAGCACTTGTTCAGCGTGCAATGGATAAGGCGACAAGCGATTCAGGAAAGCTTAGCGTTGAGAAGTTTATTAATGAAATGAAAAGGAATCGGAAGCAGGCTGAGACGTTCTTCAGAGGAGAGCATGGGAAACAGCTTGATGGGATAATGAAATATCTTGATTCCACTAGACAGGCAGCTACAGCTGCCGCAAGCCCACTAACAGGGCAAATGGTAGCTGGTCCAGCAGCGATGATAACAGCTCTTGCGTCTGTTACAAATCCAATGTTTGCAAAAGTTGCGGCAGTTGGAGCTGGTATCGGTATGGCTGGCAGGGGCTATGAGTCACGCGCGATGAGGAACGCATTACTAAAGTTAGCAAACACGCCAAAAGGAAGTACTGCTTATGATAGAGCGATCAGACGGGTATCTGAAACTCTTACACCTCTAATTCAGGCTTCAAGTGAGAAAGCCCAGCAGTAAAAAGTTGGTTAGCGGTTGATGGTTGCTTTTTTCGGGTCATACCATCTCGGCCATTCTTTCAGGAATGGGAATGAGTCGGGTGCGTGGTTCTTTTTGTACGATTTAAGCAGCCTTAACCGCTCAATCGCACACTCATAAACCTCTTGTTGCCCTGTAGTCATCTCGGTCCATGAAAGGTGATCCATTGATAAGACAACGTTTTCAGCTTCTTTTATGAGGGCGTTTTTATTTCTCACCGCAGCAGCATGGCTGACAGAGCAATCCTGCCATATTCTTAAAATCCAAATAGCTAAGCAGATGAAAAAAATGGTAGATAGCGATATATACACACCAACCTCCTTAGTTTTTCGCAGGATACCATGAAAAAAGTAAACATTGGAAACGTACCAAAGATGCTCGTACCGCTCTTTGAGAGCGGTACGATTGTGTTTTGCAGAGACTTTCCAGAATGGCAACGCCTGCATCAAAAACTTGGCGTGGACGTGCAGGACTCGGATGCCAACGGAGCGTCTCATACAATGAGCAGCGAGAATGGTGTTTTGCATGTGATAGGCGTGTTCAATGGCAAACTATCTACCATTGCCCATGAGTGCGCTCACATGGCATTCGATATCTGCTCAAGGGTCGGTGTTGATGTTGAACCAGGAAGAGCCAACGAGACTTACTGCTACTTAATGAGCAGGCTTGTTGAGTTCTGCGAGCGACATATCAAAAAGCCGGAGTGACCCGGCTTGATTATTACTTTTTTTGGTATGTTAAGAATGGCAAGTCGCCAGTGTACCCCAAGCGGAAAAGCTCCAATTGCTTATCTCTTATGGATAAAAAATAATCGTTTCTTGCCTTTTTAAGCCACAACCAGCCGATCATCAAGATGAATAATATTGATATTATTGGCATCGGGGAGATCAACACCACTCCGATGAATAATGACGCTAGCAGCACCGATAAAATAGCAGAAACCATACTAATCTCCCACTAAGGTAACAATATGACCATAGAAGAACGCCTGAACAACATCGAGTTGAATCAAACCCTGCTTGACCAGCGACTTTCAGATCTTGAACTTAAAGATCTGGATGCGCAAATATCGGAAGCAGAAGCCAAGCTCTCCAGCCTAAACCACCGCAAGAAGCAAATCCGCAACAGAATTACTCAGGGACGCGGAAGCTGTTGAGGTGGGATGCTAGGTCTCTATCGTTAAAATCAAGGCTGCTAATCATTTCATTGTAAATAGCGTTTTTATCTTCCATTGGCAGTCTTGAGTAAACCAGACACAGAGCATATTTCAGGGAGTTTAGCTCTTTCTCTAGCTCTTCCTTGCTTGATGTTTTTGACTTAATAAACTGTTTTTTATTCATTTTGCATCCTTACCATACATGGTTTTCAGTGTTTCAATCAGCGCATCCCTGAATTTGTCAGCCTCTTTCTGAGCAAATTCATTGCTATTAAGCGATCTACCACAAACAGCATCTTCGATAATCTGTATTATTTCAGCATTCATGGAACGCTTGTTATGTTGCGCCCTGGCTTTAACCTTTGCCTTTAACTCTTTGGAAATCCTGATATTTATTTGCGGCTCTTCGCGTGACATACCACCTCCATAGCATTTTGGTGATATTACTATTGCATCACTGCGATCACAATGGTATAACGGTTATACCAAATTGATTGGAGGTAATATGATAGTCAAGTCAGACGCACCAAAGTACCCTTTGCGCATCCCATTAGAGGTTAAGTTAGCAATCGAGAAGTCAGCGAAAGAAAATGGTCGCTCAATAAATACCGAGATGGTAATGCGGTTAGTGGATAGTTTAAGGCGGGATAGTTCTAAAGGTAATCTAGCAAAAAGTTGAAGCCCCAACTGCGGGAACAGTCAGGGCTTCGGTATCAACAAATCGGATTAGGAAATATTGACATGAAAAGTATAGCAAAGGCACAAAACGATTTCACCATCTTCAAATTCGGCGACAGTGAAATCCGCGTCATCAACAAATGCGGTGAGCCGTGGTTTGTAGCAAAAGATGTTTGTGATGCTTTAACCCTGACTAACTCACGCAAGGCGCTTACTGCACTTGATGACGATGAAAAGGGAGTAACTTTAAGTTACACCCTTGGTGGTGAGCAGAATCTAAGCATTGTTAGCGAATCAGGTATGTATACATTGGTTCTGCGCTGCCGCGATGCTGTCAATAAAGGTTCGGTCCCGCACAAATTCCGCAAGTGGGTAACAGCAGAAGTTCTACCTTCAATTCGCAAACATGGCGAGTATGTGAAAGGCAAGAAAACCACTGTTGAGGAAAGAACGCCGCTACGCGATGCAGTAAACATGCTGGTAGGAAAGAAAGGACTTCGCTATGACGATGCATACAATATGGTTCATCAGCGTTTTGGTATTGACAGCATTGATGAACTTTCAATTGAACAAATCCCGCTGGCCGTAGAGTACATCCACAGGGTAGTGCTTGAAGGCGAGTTTATCGGCAAACAAGAGAAGAAAGCAAACGAGCTTTCTGCAAAAGAAGCAAACAGCCTTGTATGGCTATGGGATTATGCTAACCGTTCACAGGCATTATTCCGCGAACTGTATCCGGCATTAAAACAAATTCAATCGAACTATTCCGGCAGATGCTACGACTACGGTCATGAATTCTCGTATGTTATCGGAATGGCGAGAGACGTTTTAATAAATCACACACGAGATGTTGATATCAATGAGCCAGACGGACCAACGAATCTTTCCGCATGGATGAGACTTAAGAATAAAGAATTGCCTCCTTCAGTACATAACTACTGACAGATAACCAACGCAACGACCCAGCTTCGGCTGGGTTTTTTTATGCCCAAAATTCACCGTAGCCATGCTGCGGCGATTCCTTGTATCTGGAGCAAATTAAATGACAGACATTACAGCCAATGTTGTGGTCAGCATGCCTTCGCAACTCTTCACTATGGCTCGTTCTTTTAAAGCCGTAGCCAATGGAAAAATTTATATCGGTAAAATTGACACTGACCCGGTAAATCCTGAAAACCAGATTCAGGTTTATGTAGAGAACGAAGATGGCTCTCACATTCCTGTTTCGCAACCAATCATCATTAACGCTGCCGGATATCCGGTATACAACGGACAGATTGCCAAGTTTGTGACTGTGCAAGGCCATTCCATGGCTGTATATGATGCGTACGGTGCGCAGCAGTTCTATTTTCCTAATGTGCGGAAGTATGACCCTGATCAATTTTCTGTATGGGCAAAAAATCATTTCAGACTTAACTTCTATTTTAAGTCTGATATTAGTTTTTCATCAGGTGGACATATTGATGATGAGCGCTATGCTGTTCTTTATGATAACGATCCTGATGGAAACATGTATTTTTATGCCAGGAAATATATAGCAGAAGGCGGTTATGATGTTGATGCTGGAAGCCATCCAGATGATAATTGGATATGCGTTGGACTACTTAATGGCTTTAACTTAAACACCCCAGAGAACTTCGGCGCCAAACCTTATTCTGAAAGTGATTGTTTAAATGCAATTAACATGGCAATTAAAACAGGGTTTATTGAGTTAACGCCTGGTTGTACATATTTTGTTAGCGATGAAGTTGTTATCCCATCGTATTTAGTGATGGAAACAAACGGCGCAACTATTAAAGCGATGAGTGGCTATTCATGGGGTGGAAAGGCTGTAGTTCGCGCCAGCAAAAAACCAGTAGGAACATCCCCGGATCTTTCATTGCCTGAACAACAAGTTCGTGGAATTAGACACATTGGTACATTAAATATTGATGCTAACAATGTTGCGCCTTACGGTTTTTATGGTTTTGGTGTAGTTGCAGAATCTGCCACAGACATTATATATGCTTATAATGCCACAGAAGTTGGAATTGTACTTCTTGGGAGTTGGTATCATAAAGTAAATCAATATATGGGAATTGATTGTGCAAGAGGTGTATCTTTGGCGCATGGTTTCTCCGGTGAAACCGGAGATGTAAACGTTAATGGTGTTGAATTTGGTGTCGTCGCCGCGTATAACACATCAAAATCTTTGTCCTATGGGTATGATCCGTATTCATCATCTTTAACCCCACAACTCATAGGTGCCGGTGTCACCCTCGGGCAAGGATTGGCATCAAGAATAGGAACATTAATAGCTGAAACCACAGCAGGCGCTGGTTTAGCTACTGTTAACGCTGTTAGTTGGTCTGTTGGTTCTATGTACTTCGAAAAATGCAGTGAAGCGCTTGAAGATAGTGCAGAGCCTGATATTGCGATATTATCAACTACAGGAAATGTCGAGGACCACGTATTTGACGTCGGTAATATCCATTTTGGCATAGGGACTGGTATACTGCAAAGAGCGACGGCAAGTGAGTTTCTCAACATCCAATCCATATACCGTATAGACAATAAAAAAACATGGCATAGTTCTTCAAAGGCGTCTTCAAGTTTTGTAAATTTCGTAAACTATTACGTTCTCAACCCTTATGATTACGTTAAACCGGTTCAACTGACTAATGACGTAGGCAAGGATGTTATAAGTTCATCGGCAATGCTTAACTTTAAGGATTTTTCAAATACGCCAAATATCCCATTTTTTTATACTGGCGGTGATCTTGATATTAATATAAGCATATCAGAGGGTTCGATTATTGGGCTTGGTATTCAGGTTCAGTCTGAAGATGGAATTGAATATATAACATGCACATCATCACCGTTTTCAGCAAAGCTAACAAAAAGGAGAAATGCTTATTCTGTTTATTGGGTATCAATGGGAACTCCAGTTCAAGCAGCTACTGGCATGGGGGCGATTATAATAACAAAACAAAAAACTTCTCAATGGCTTCGTTAG